AATTTACTTTCACCGATGTAGATTAAGTTTTTATACTTATCAAATAAAAAATAAATACCAGGTTGATTAACTTTTATGAGATTAATCGCTTGAAACAGTTTAAGTTTATTTATTTTATTTATTACCATTTTTGCTTAACAGTTCCTGTTTAAATTTCTCAATAGGTTTCTTAGCTTTCTTTGCTTGAAACTCTACGTAGTCATTTACTAATTTAGAAATCATCCTTGCTGGGTTTCTTTCTTTCATAGTGCAGAGGGCCGTTAGCATTGTGTGAGTTTCTTTTTTAACTGCAACACTTTTCCATTTATTTATATCCATTTGTTTCTCCTAGTTTATTGTTATTTTTTTATCTCTTATTGATTCAACAAGTTCTCCGTCATGATCTTCAAACAAAGTATCCGGATACTCCTCATTCAATACTTTTTTAAACATAGATCTTGTAAATTCTATGTCTATGTTCATTTCACCTTCAGTAGAATTAGCAGAATATGTTTTTAGTTTTTGTTTAACGACAAACCACATCAAGCCAAATAACATAGTTTCTGTTAAGCCTGGCATGGTCCCTCCATACTCGTCATTTAATTTATCAGATTTTTTAAAAAATTTTCTTAAAGAATTCTGCCAATCTGATTGAAGTTTACGCCACTCTTTATCTAATTTTTTAGGATGCATTAGAACGATGCCCCAAACATAAATGCAATTAAAGTTATAATTGATCCTAATACAAATTTAGGAAATGCTAAAATAAAAATTAAAATTAAACCCAAATATACACCTGTCATTAGTTAGTTCCTTTCATTTTTGCAAAGTACTCATCTAAATGAATTTTCTCTGCTTTATCTCTTGATCCAACTTCAGATAAAATTAAGTGATCTGCCATTTGAAAATTAATAGGATAGGTTGCCATGTTATGACCTCCTACTTTCATTTTCATTAATCTATCTCTAGCATTAATCCATTCATCGTCATTGTATTGTAAGGGCTCACCACCAATTGTTTTGGAATGTACTTTTGAAAGTACATCATCTATTTTATCTATAAAGCTTTTGAAACATAAACTTTTACTTTTTAACATTGTCCTCCTATGTTATGGTTGCGTATCTCTTGTATATAAGAGATATTTAATATAAGGTCAAGTCTTAATGATAAAAACTTTTATTATATTTGGAATGATGTGTTTTATTGATCCTAAAATAGAGGATAGATTTGAGCAATGTTTTAATATCTTAGAACAACCTTTTATTTACTACAAAGGTGAAGAAAACTGTTTAATTGCAGTCAAAAAAAAGGGTCAAGTTCTACGTGAAATATATACAAAAAAAGGATTGACAATTACACAAGGATACTTAAAATGTATAGAAGTCAACCCTAACGTAAATACTTGATTTATCAACAAAAAAGAGCTATTATTATCTTATGAAATTATATCGTGTCCAAGCTCGTCATTGTGGTGCTTATATAGATCATCAAGTCAGTTGTGAGACTGAAGAGCAAGTGATACCTAATTTCATAAACGAATTAAACACAGGTAAAGTTAAAATAGAATCAGAAAATTTAACTCAACCAAAATTGTGTTTAGTAACTTATGAGGAGTTAAACAATGATGGAATCATCACAAGTACTACTAGCTAAAAAAATTAGTTTAGAATCTTCTTGGAACCAATCTTATTTAGAAGAAGGTAAAGTAACTAATGCTATGCAAGAAACATCTCAAGAAATTAAAACAATCGTTAAAGAATTAATTGCTAGAGATATGCAAGCTGCTACTTCAAATCCTAAAGATCACGAAGTACATTTATTCGCTGGTTAAACATAGTCGATATAAGGGTGAGTCTCTGAGACTTTAAACCAATGTATCTTACCGTTCTTAAATTGTTTTGCAGTTTTATAACACATTCTGCATGTATAAACATTCTTGTCTCTTGTTTTTCTAAAAACAGTATCAGCTTTACAATGAGGGCATTGACCTACTATTAATGTAGGATCGTTTGGATCTATTGGTTTTTCTGCCATTACGTTGCCTCTCCCCAGTTGTCCCCCAATGCTATATCTACTTTAGAAGGAACTTTCATTGGCACATCATCTAAACAATGTTCCATTTTATTTTTAATAGTTTCAATATCTTTATCTCCACCTATATTAAAACATAATTCATCATGTATTTGTAGCAGTGGCCGGTGGCCATTTTCATAGCATTCAATGATGGCTTGTTTAGTTTGATCTGCTGCACTACCTTGAATCAGTTTATTTAAAGCCTTATACGTTCCTGCACGTTTTAATTGATGCATTTCGTATTTAGAAAAAGCTTCCTGCTCTGTCATTGCCTGGAAGACACCCCAAGCTTTAGGTTCCCACATATTAAATCTACAATGTCTACCTCTTATAGTTACTACACATCCTTTTTTATCTGCAACGGACATACATTTGTTTGCTAATTGTTTTACAAAAGGTACTTTCGCATTATATTCTTTTAACAATTGTTTAGCGCTCTCGGTATCAATTCCAAGTTCACGAGATAGTTTCGCTGCACCCATACCATAGAACAATCCAAGGTTAATTGTTTTAGCCTGACTTCTAGGTATCTCTGCCATGTCTGCTACGACTTGGTGGAAGTCTGCATCTTCGTCTTGATAAGCTTTAATTAGTTCATAGCTTCCTTCAAATCCAGAATCTACACTTGATGCATAGTGAACTACTAATCTTGGTTCCTGTTGTGAGTAATCAAAGGATCCCCACTGCTTGTCTTCGTCTGGTAAGAATAACGATCTAATTTGTTTTCCAAACTCTTTGTTTCTTGCAGGTACTTGTTGAAGATTAGGGTTAGACATACTAAGCCTACCAGTAACAGTACCACCATTATCTGATCTGAGTTGATTGATTTCTGCATGGATCCTTCCTTTGTGTTCAAATTTAAAAATAGAATCTATAAAAGTTGAATGAAACTTATTCATCTCTCTTGCTTCTCTAACTAACTTTGCTAACGGGTGAGTACAGTTATGTAACCAGTTAGTAGTAAAGCTTGGTGCTTTAGTTTTCTCTGTTCTATCATAAGGGACCTTCATTGCATCAAAGGCTTTAGCCACAGATGTTGCTGCCCATAATTCTACATCAATTCCTGTTAAACCCTTGATTTCATGGAGTTTTTTCTTCTCTTCTGTAACAAAAGTTTTCTTCATTACTTCAGCTTTATTCATATCCATTCTTATTCCATGCTCACGCATTTCAATTAAGATAGGTAGAAGTTTAGTTTCCATTTCAAAAATAGAAGATAAGTTTTGTAATCTAATTTCTGTTTCAAACTTTCTCCAAAGTTTTAAAGTTAGTTCAGCATCTTGTTCTGCATACTCTCCAACAAATGATGGAGGTAACTTCCATAAATCTGCCTTAGCATCTAGTCCCCACTCTTCTGCTTTTTCTCTTAACTTAACTTCTGATTTTATTTCACCAAGGTATTCTGCTGACAATGCATTTAAAGAATAACCTCTTCTATTCTCATCAATAATTGCACCTGCAAGCATAGTATCTATAATTTTTCCATTTGTTTTTATTCCTGAAGCTCTACACCAACCAATATCATATGAAGCATTATGACAAATTTTATCTGCATCTGAAGACATTACTTTTTGAAACCATTTCATAGTCATGGCTGGATCTAAATTATCTCCTCTTTCATGAGCTATAGGAAAGTACCCTTTGAATCCATCTGTAGCTACAGCTATTCCTACAATCTCTCCATCTTTAGTAGGCCATCCTGGTCCTGTCTTTTTAATATTAGGATCTCTAGTCTCTAAATCTATTGCGATCATAGAACGATCGCTTAAATCTGGGTAGCTAGTGGGCGGTGTCCAGTCGCTGTCAGTCGTTGTAAATGTAAGTTCAGTAGCCATTATTTTTTTCCTCTTTTAGTTTTCCTGCCATATAACTTTTGCCAAGACCAACTGGTTAAATATGTTGAGTAATGATATATCCGTTCAAGTATGTATCTTCTCATTTTTTCTTTCTTTGTTTATTTCTTCTACCCATATACCAATCTCCTGGTTCATAATTCCATTTTTTACCATGGTGACCTCTAATATCAGCATAAAGCATTCTAAGTTTAACTATTATTTTTCTTACTTTTCTTAACATCGTCTTTTAATTTTAATTTTTCAAGTTCACAATAATGTATAATTTTATCTAGGTCTTGTTCTGCAGTTCCCTTAAATAAATATCTACAAACATATTTTACAACACATCCCTGAAAGAACGATAAACCATTCTTTGAAATAAATTCATAAGGCTGTATTTTAAAATTATCTTTATAATGAGATCCACCTACCTGCCTACCTTGTGGAAACGCTTCGTCAAACATATCTTTATGTGTCATTTAAACTCCTTTTATAGTTAGAAAATATTTTACCCATTGGAAAATGAAATTGATGATCTGTTGCTAATAAATGAAGTGTCTTTTTAGCACGAGTCACTCCGGTATACCACACTCTAGCTTCTGCCATTTTATCGTTCCCTGTTTTACTATTAAAATGAGAAGGCCAATTAGATTTTTCATATATAATAACATTGTCTGCTTCTCCTCCTTTAACAGAGTGAATGGTGTCAATAATAATATTAGCTTTGTCATCAAGTTCTACATTGTTTTTTAACATAGTTTCAAAATAATCCAAGTCTTTCGTAGTAAATTTTCTATTTAAAACCTTCCACCAATCTGTATTAGGTGTTTCCAAACCAGCTTGTTGTTTTAAAAACTTTAAATTTAAAGGTTCATTAGGATGTATAGCTGACCATGATTTAGCATCTATTTTTCTCCAACCTCTTCTTACTTCATGTATAAAGTCATACATAATACCTACTTCTTCTTTATTGAGAGTTCCCCCATTTTTTAATTTTTCCCAATATGAAATATCTAACCATTTG